GATACCTACTTGTCGACTTGCCATTAAGATATTAAACTTGTTTCCCCTAAAGGAGGTAAGAATTTCTTCTTGAAAGTCACGTAAGCCTGGAGTATCCCTAATTAAACGTACGCCGTCATCTGTTTGAATTTTACAATAGTTTACTGCAAAATAGAGAAGGTCGCTTTTACATCGTTTCATCTCTTCCCATTCTTCTGGAGTGTATTCAAAAGGTAGGTTTGCTCGTTTTAAGGAGATATCATTATCTTTAAATGGAGAATTATGAATTCCTTTAATATCAAAGCCGTCATTCTCAATGTCAAAAAGTAGTCGATTGATTCGGGCAGTAGTCCATACTGAGGAATTGGTGTCGTCATCTCCTCCAGAAAGGCTTGAGATCTTTTTATGAGTAAACGCACCTCTATTTGACATTACATCTTTCATAGGTTTACAATATTTCGTTTAGGTCTATAAAGTCGTCGGTTTCTTCGTCTTCGTCTATTTTAACGTTTTTTTCACGCATTAATTCTGACTTTTTAGAAGGGTTTATTAAATCACCAGTATGAACTTGTCTTTCGTTAGTCTTAGGTTCAGCAGGTAGACTCTTTATTAGATTTTTTGTTCCGACTGTTATAAAGAAGTGGCCTTCGTCTGGACTAGAGCTTATTTTTTGTGAATCTGGGTTAACTGGAGCCTCACTATTTAGTTTCCTATAAGTATCTTCTAAGAATATAATATAGTTTGCCTGCATCTTTGTAACTGCTGCCATTTTATCTTGTAGCTGGCCCATTACTTCAATTAATCTTGGGTGAGTGTTACCTGAAGTTATCTCCTCCATTACCTTAATTATAGTTATCTTTATTGTTTTTAATTGAAAGAAGAGGTTAGATATATTTATTGTATCAAGTTCCTTCTTGTGTTTAGCATAATCGTTTTCCTCAAAGATTCCAACGTCAACAAAGTTTTTAAATAAAGAATCAGTTATTTGCCTTGCTTTTTTGGTGAATTGATTACTCATTTCCTCAAAATCATAAGGGCTTTCTCTCTTAGTTTGCTCAGATACTGCTGAGTCTACTACTAGGTCAGTATGGGTCTCTTGTCCAATTGCACTTAATAAACTACTAATCTCATTCTTTAGGTGATGGCGATTTTCTTGGCTCATGCCTCCGCTCTTTCCTTTATTCATATAGTGTATTTTTATCTTATCTTGTTTTCGTGTTTATCGAGTGCAGGGTTAGCAAATATCTTAATTTGTTTTACTGACTCTACCCATTCATAGATTATTCGGTCGGTTTGAGATATAAAATAGTCCAGAGTTTCGTTCACTCCAAACATATACGAAGATATTGAGTTCTTCATTATCTTTCCACGGTAATCATAACCACTATTAAGTCTTTTTTCTTTTCTAGTGTAAATAGGTCTAAATCTGCTTTCTTTTACCATAATCTTTTTATTTTCTAGCAACAATATCTTTTATCTGTATGTTAACTGGTCCTAATGCTTCATCTGTTATACCAGTTGAATAAATGTTTCCAAAACGGTCAGTAAACCCTCCTCGAACTAGGGGTAATTCCTGTTTAGAGATGATTATGTCATTGAATGAATCTAGACCAATATCTGCTGCGCTAGGATTAGCAAGCTTAGCGACCTCGTTCTTTTTACAAACAATATTCACTGATACTGAGTCTACACCGTTTATCTCCTCTATTATTTTTATTATATCACTCTTGGGTATTCTATCACGACGAGTAGTTCCAATAAAGAACGCGCCAATAGCGTTTAGCATGTCTCTTTTAATAATTTCTATTACAACATCATCAAACACAATTATTGAAATATTCAAAACATATTCACTAGGTGTAGGATCAATTATTTGAATGTCAGTAGATATGAGTTTTGTACCACATTTTTCTATGTATTGTAACAGTGAGTTCTTTTGAAAATCACTCATTATGAAACGATTAATATCTGCACTAAAATAGTCTTGCGGAGAAGCGAAAGTCTTTCTTATTTCAGGTACTAAGAATAGGTTTAATACTCGAGAGTCTGTCTCGTTTAAGTAAATATCAATTATTGAAAATAGTTTAAGTCTTCTTAGCATGCTTTCATAGTGACTAGCATTAACTAGTGCAAAGCTCTTAGACTGCCTAGGCGCAATAAGCTTAGTCAGCTTAGAGTCTTCTGGGTTGACTCCAAAAAATGGAGGATTAGTGGTCTTTATCTCAAGGTACTTATTAAGATCTATTTCATCGCCTAACAAGCTAAAGCCAGTATCGACGAATTCAAATTTAACTGAGTCAGTATCCTCAGTTCTAATGTTACCGAGTACACCGTCGTTTATTATGTACTCGATTACTATTTCAGAACCGTTTGGCGGAATCTTTCCATAATTATAATTTCCAAAGTATATGTCAAGTCCACTAGTTATACCTGTTCTTGCAATAAAGCAATTTTCATTTCTGGGCATGTCTAAAATAGATTCATATTTTTTCCACTTTTCACCATTTACATATACGTCAACGTAAAAATTATCAATATGAAAATTTTGAGGACTGCCTATTGAGAAACTAGTGACAGGTAGACCTGTACCGGTAACTGTTTGTTTTTCAACTGTACCTTGTCTAATTGCCAACTTTAAACCGTTAGTTGACCCGTTGAAACTAAACTTAATCTCATCTTGAGGAAGTTCGATAACATAAGGTAGACTGTTATTTAAGCATCTTATTTTAGTAAGATTTGGAATTATCACTAAATCTGATGGAAATTCAGACTCTCCCGAAAAGGTAGATATGCTTATCTCACCAGTGGCAGATACAGATCTGCTTGGGTTATGACCGGCTAAGGCAGCTAAAGAATAGATTGAAGTGAGTCGAGTCGCTTCATTAATATTAAGTTCAGTGATCGCATCTTCTATATAGTAAAAAACAAGTTGAGTTAAATTCTCAGTAACCAGAAGAAGCTGGCCGTATGGAGAGGCTGCTGTAAATATGTTTCTGCTCTGGCCAAATTTAGCAGTCAAAGTATTTATCGTCTGGCCTAATATGTCTTGAATATAGGTAGATAACCTATTTAACACCTTAAAGTTATCAGTAGCGCTTGCCATCTATGCTTTTTAGATTTATTTTATTTATCTTTTTTAAAAAAGGTAATCTTATACTCACTCAGATACTCAAAGCATATTTAAACAGATAAATAGAATAAAGTATGCTTCATGTTTAAGTCATTAGACAATAAAAATATTTACGAAAGCACTAAACTTTCATTTAATTTTGACTTCTTTTCTCCATTAAATAGGAAAGATGTCGCTTCAAAGTTAGCAAAAGCACTAGGGGTAAAAGTAGCATGGTCAAATAAAATTTCAAAGGTACATGAATCGAATTCTGTAGGGTTCAAACTCGTTCCTACCTATTCTAAGGGATATAAGGAGCTCTCTTTTTCTACTGGATTTTTACCGTATCACGAAGCAATTCATATCTTCCTAAAGACTATGAATGTAGTTGATGAAGTAGGTTTCACTACAGATCGTTGTGGAGTTAAGACTTCAATTATTATGAATGAAAGAGTTTTAGGGATACCTACTGGGATGAATCGATTGAATAAGCTAAAATATCTAATAGGATTAGATGAAAAGCAGATATTTGAATGGTGGCCTCAAGTAGAAAATGAATCTAAACTAGTTTACCAAGGTCAAGTAAGTCACATAAAAATAAAAAAAGCATATCAAACTCTAGTATCTACCGCCCTCTTTGAAAGATTAGATCCTCATCATTTATTACTAGTAGAGTCTGACTTCTTTGGAAACGATTTTTCAAAGATATCTGAGAATATTCTTTTGATAAAATACATAAGCGGAAAGGACTATACTAAAAAGAAGAAAGAGGCAGTTAACACTATAAATCTAGTGATAGAGAGAATTTACGAGACTTTAAAAAACAGTGTAAATTACTCTGACTCAGAGAAAAGAAAGATAGTAGATATTACTGAGTCAATGAAGGAGGCACTAGCTAAGACTCAAACGTATACCAGGTTTAAATCAGCTTATCCTGATACGGTTTTATCAGTAGACTTAAGATTAGACGAAAGAGCCATAGAGTCACAATATGTTCATTTAAGGGAAAAACTTTTTGAGTTTGTTTTAGCTGGAGGAATTGAGGATGCTTATTTTAATTGGGATAGTGTTCGTAAGAAATTTCAGGTAAAAGGAGCAAAGTTTAAAAACAACTTAATGCTGGAAGATGCTGAATTTTTTGACTGTACATTAGAGGGAGAATTAAAAAACTGTCTAATTGATAGCAGCATAATAAGAAACTCTAAACTAACTGAATGTGCGATTAACACAAATAATATGATAAAGTTTTCAAAATTATTCGATTGTGAATACTTAGGAGGAGCAAATTCAATATCATTAAGCTTCTTAGAAAACTCAAAAAACAAACCGATACTTGCTGATTTAAGAGAGTGCTTGATATATGGCGGTGTACTTTCATTGCAATCAACAGTCGACTCTTCTACTAAGATAGTTGAATAATTAGTTTTACACGATAGCTGCCTTAATTGGTAAATAAATAAAAAAAATAACGATATAGGACGATGTCTATTTATACGAAATTAAGCTCTACGAGACAATTGACTACCTCGAGTCTTACCTCTATTGTAGATATCACTAATCTAAATTTTAGAAGTCTTTCTTCTGCAACTCTTGACTTTCTTAATAATATTCAATACGAAGAGACAACTAACAGCTTTACTCTAAACTCTGGAGTATTTCAATTTGTTAATATAGAAAATACACTGTCGCTTAAGACTGATGGAATAACGACTTTTTCAATAGACTCTTTAGGTAGAGCTGAGGGAAAGGAGTTAATGGTCTCGGTTGCTGAAACTAAGAGATTAAGATTTACTGATTTTAATGACTGGCCAGATCAAGGTGTTCCAGGTGAAATAGTATACACTGGAATTCAAAATCAAAAACCTCAATTTGGAGAAGACTTTATTGGTTATCTACAGAGTAAAGGTTGGGTAAGCCTTACAACTGATGGGACCTCAAATTACTTAACGTTAGTTGAACTTCAAGGCAGTCCACCAATTCCACCTAATCCAGAACAAAATCAAGGAATAGTGTGGATAGGTTCGCCTGGT